TAATAAGAAAGTGCTACTCTTCTTGCTTCCATACGAGCTACATTGCCTTGCATACGAGCAAAATTAGCTTGTTCAAAAGCTCGTGCCTGACCTATCTTTGCATTGTATTCTATAATATCTTTTTCTACTTCTGCTTCTTCAACATTTTGTCTTAGTATTCTTAAACCTGATCCTTCTAAAGTAGCACCTGATTTTAATATAGCAGTTTTAGTTGAACCTTGTAATTTAAGAAACTGTTGGTCAAATCGTTGTATGTCTAAATTTTTTTGTTGATCAATAGCTTGTGCTTCTTGTTCAGCAACTTGAGCATTACGGTTTTGTATCTGTTGATTGTATTTACCAATCGCTGATGCTTGTCTTGCTGCTGCTACTGATACTACTGCTGAAACCCAACTCATTAAAAAATCCTCGCATATCTGAAGTGATCTGAACCATCAAAACCATAATGTTTCATCAATCCTTCGTTTTGTAAACCAAGCCATGAAGCAAACTTTAAACCTATTTTAAAGTCAGCTCTTACAGCTGTTTGTACTCTTTTTATATTATTTTCTTTTGCTAGTCTTGCAAAATTTTTCTTAATAGCTCTAGCAATAACTAGCGGGTGATTCCAAACTTTACCTGTAGCTAACACCCAACCTTCTGCCACACCATCCCAAATGATTTTCATACCTGCAGATGCAATAGGTTCATTGTTTATAATACAAGTATAAGCTAAACCATTCTGTTCTAATTGCATAGCATCGCCTTCGTATTGTGCATCTTTATCCATAAGAACGTGGTTCATTTGATTAGCAAGAATGATCTTACCATGAGTTGAGATATAAGGCACTATTTGTAATAAATTTTTAGTCATTCGTTTGTAGTTCTGGGTATAAAGATAATATTGTTAAAGGTAAAGGTTGAGTTTGTCTAACAAAGATAAAGCCATCAGTATCATAATTACCTCTAAACTCCACAGCTTTATCTCCTGTAAATGGTGGTATACCTTGATCCATAGGATCAGATGATGTTCTAAAAGGTATTCGTTCCATGTTATCTAAAGATTCACCAACCTCAACACCAACAGACTCATAAAGTCTTATAGTAATCTCGTATATTCTTTTAGTCTTACCTTGTGATGTACCATTCTGTGAACCAGCATCAAGTCTCATGGTTTGTAAGATTGAGCTGTAACTTAAACCCACCTTAACATTAGTTGAAGAACGATCTAATGTTATCGATCCATTTGATACTGTTTTATCAGGGTGTGTTGCACCATTAGCTAATACACTAACGGTTTGTCCTTCAAGATGATCTAAACCTGAAATCGTTGTAACTGCCGAACCACTATAAGCTAAAGCACTATCTAAAAAATTAAATGTTGTGTTATCTGTTTCTGTAAAATCAAAGTTATTAATGTACTCTACAAATCTTCTTGTAGCACCATTAATGGTTCTTTTAATAATAACATAAACTTCATACTCCGTATCGTCTGTAGGTATAACCGCTACACTTTCACATACGGCTTTACCTGATCCAAACGCACCACCAAAGATATGTCTATGCCAAGCGGTAACTTGTTGTTCTCTTTGATAGGTTAAACCTATAAGTTCACCATCACCTCTTACAGCATAAATAACTTGATTAGGTTCTTGTTGATATGCCATTTGTGTTAGTCCACCTTCACTAATATGTTCAGCAAGTATTGTCATGTCAGGTGCAATGTAACCATCAACATCAAAGTTATAAGCTAACTCTCTTATTTTTCTTTTAGCTCTTTGTAAAAATAATGTTGCGTTACCTACAGCTATAGCATCTACATTAGCTGCACCATGATTAGATTGTTTTTTAATTAATATATTTGTAGGTGTAATTGCATTATCTGTACCTCCACCTGAAACTGTAAACTCACCACCCGCTGTACCAATAATTAAAGTTCTTGTAGCAGTCATAAACCGAATAGCATTAACTTGGTTAGACGCAATCGTATAAATAATGGCATCATCATCGGCTACAGTACCACCAATGTTTGCATCCATATTTTCATAATCACCTGACTTAGAAAAGAATATAGTTTGAGGTTGAGAAGTTGTACCTGCAAATACTAATCGTTGTTCAAAGAAAGTAACACAAGATGGATGACCTGTGGTATCTGAGAAAGAACCTAAAGACCAATTTGTTGAAGCTGTGGAAGAACCCATATCTTCTAATATCTCCATAGTAAAATTTAATGTATCTGCAACTGCTGTAATTTCACCATAGCCAGTTCCAAACTGAAGTAATCGACCTACATCAGTAGATAAAAAACCACTACCACTATTAATACCTGTAACTGCACTTGCTACGACTGCCACTCCTGTACCTACTGTATGTGATCCAGGATTTAAAGTTGTTGTTGTAATGTTAGCATCCATATAAGGACCATTAGTAAAATCAACATCAGTTAATGTCCAAGCGGTATGAGCAGTACGAGATAATTTTTCTACTTCGTGTTCAGGATGCGTGATGTACATGACGTCTGCCGATTGTGCAAATTTTAAATCAAAGAGTTGTGCAGTTGTGTAAGGTGTTGTGATTTCAAAAACTTTATTGGCTACACCACCAGAAGTATAAGTGGTAAATGTAGAACTATTAATATTAGCTCCATCTTTATTTGTTAATTGAAATGTATTAGTTGTTTTGTTAGCCACTAAAAATCTTTTGCCATTAACTTCTGTCATGCCAACCACACCACTAATAACAACTTCATCACCATTGGAATAACCATGACCTGTTGCTGTTACCACAGCTGGATTAGCTTTAGTAATTGCAGATATAGTTTTATCTCCTTCTAATACAGAACCACGATCTTTATATACTCTCATTTTTAAATTAGAAAACTCAAGCATATAGGTTTGCGTTGTAGAAAATTCAAAAGGTATGAGTCTTGTTTTGTTAGCACTATTAGCAACTTCAGCTACAAAAGTTGTACCTGGTCGTCTAGCTGCAGCACCATGAGGATAAACAACAAAGTTCTCTAATGTTTTACATCCTGAAGCATACTTAGTTAAATCGTTTCGACCATCTAAACGTGGTGATAACTCTCCGCCTGTAAAGTTTGTAAGCTGTGCAGCAACTCGTGCCATAGTTTAATACCTTGAGTTAATAAAGGTACTAGCTTCTATTGCGTCTGTCATTCCAAGATCAGGTGAATTGTTTTGACCTTCAGTTGCATCTACAAACCTAGCATCCCTTAATTTATCTTGAAACAGTTGATACATATTTTGAGTTACAGGATTAGATGATGTAACTCCATAAGCAATATCTGCTCCTAATGCTGCAGATAAAGTTTCTCTTAATAGTTCATCGTATTCATTAGGATCTGTAATTCTTGCGATGTATAAAATTTTCATAGAAGAAGCATTACTTAAAATCTTTCTACCTTCTACTTTGTGATCTAAATCGTAATCTAATATTCTTAATAATCTTAAACAGTCAGCAGGTAATGTATATTGACTTGAAAAACCCCAAGCAGGTTTATCTGTATCTGCTGCTAGTTCTACTCTCTTCTGTAAACAGTTCCAAGGATGTGATCTGAATAATGAATCTCTAACTTGTGTGTATCTTGAATTGCACAACCTTGCGTTCTTTGAATCTTCTGTAAGTGATAGGATAGTAGTTGCTCCTAATTGATTTAATGCTCCGTTACAAATGTCTACTACTGATGCCATATTTTTTCCAAATGTCCTTATGAGAAAGATCAACTTCATCTTTCTTTTTTTTAGTTAATTCGTTGATATTACCTATATCAATTTTTTCAACTAAAGCATATCTATAAATCTTATTATCCGTTCCCCATTCAAAATGCAATAGAAGTCTAGGCTCTTTGTAAATGTTTATGAGTCTTGGATCAAATCTTGCTCTTGTCATGAAAGAAAGATGGGGGATTACTCCCCCACCTAAATTATTGATTAGTCTATAACATACGTCATGTGCAATTGAATAGTTCCAGCACCATCTGCACCCGCTAGGGTAACAGAAACTGGTAAACCATCCTTATCTGCATCTACTACTGAATTTTCACCTAAAGCTATTGTTGTTGCAATAGCAGCAGATGTTGCAGAAGCTGAAGAGCTACCTGCTTTAAATTCATCTACATCAGCGGCTACAGTAGTTCCTGCGGAATTAATGTATGCGTTGTGACCAACTGATAATGTAGTTGATGAGTTTAGTGCATCATGTGCAAGTCTACCACCAAGGATTCTAGCTCCATTGGGTAAACTAAACATATGAATAGTTGATTGTTCAGTTGTCGCTTCATACTCAGCAAAGGCTACTCTAACTCTACCTGCGAGTTCGTTAGTCTTTACTTTTTCAGAAGGAGTTGCTGCAATCTTAGCTTGTTGTATTGAGTTTGCCATAATTATTTATCCTTCCTATTATGCTTCGTGACATTTGATTTCTACCACTTTTTCTTCTTCCATTCTTGTTGCTCCAATGCTCATGCAGTAGTAAACTTGAGTCGCATACGATTTGTCTGCTCTTTCGTCTATTCTTGCATTAACATCTTTACCAACTCCTAATGCAATACCATCTGATGCGAAGGCAATACATTTTCTTTTAGAAGATTCGATAGATAATCTGTTTGATACTATAAAGTTAAAACCTAAGAACGAGTTGATTTCACCATTAGCCAATGCTTTGACTGTGTTGAAGTCTGAACTTGTTACTTCAGTTGTACCTAATAGATCAGTGATTTGTCTAGGTGATACTACGATATTTCTAGTGATAGAGGGATCTACACTTGCTAAATCGAACTTTTCTTTTGCAGTTCTTAATTTCGCAATCGTTAAACCATCAGTACCTGCTTCAGCAATTTTTTGAGCTGCAGGTAATGCAGTTGATGTTGATCCTGTTTCGCCAGTAAACGAAGTGCCTAGAGCAGCACTGATTACTACATCATCCATAGCTCTTCCCATTGCCATAGCAGCGGCTTGAGCATAAGATGAAGTCGGGTCTATTAAGAGTCTTACTTTGTCTTGTTGATCGATTAAATCAGCAAATTCATAATCAGCTAATGATACTCTTCTTCTTGCGTGAGGTGTATCAATTTGCGGAGTGTCTGAATGTCTGCTAGTTTTTACAACTGCAGTTACTGAGCCAACCTGATCGAAGAAAGCATTTTTTCCTGTAACGCTTTCAAGTCTGACTTTGTCTCTTAATAACGATCCCATTTGTTGAGATAACATTTGTATGTTAGCAGAATACTGCTGTACAAATGCTGTAGTTATATTTGATGACATAATTGTCTCTCCATTTTTATTGTTATTGTTAAGTTAAACAGAAAGGTTCTCCGTCAAATTGACAGGCAATTCTTGCATTTAAAGTCTGTTAGACCGCAGTCTTTCCTACTGTCATTAGGGTTCACGTAGTATAACTTGCGAATTGTCCTATTAATAACCCCTTACATTAATTTTTAAAAAAATACAAGGGGTTAAAAATTATTTAGTTAGCATTTCTCTTAAAGTATAAACTTGTTGTACCATTTTATCATGGTCAGGATGTGATTTATTCCAATAAGGTCCATCTTTATTATTCATAATATCAGATATTTCTGTTTCAACATCGGTGTTTGAACTTACGTTTTCACTTTCTGTAGAAACTATTTTATCTTCTGACATCATTCCAGCTATCTTTGCGAAGCCTTTAATAATTTCAGGATGATCTCCAAGTCTCATTCCATCTTTAAGTTGCATATCTAATATCTCTGGGTTCATGTTAGCTTTAGCTAATGCTCCAGCTTTTTTAATATTAGTATCAAACTCTCTACCCCACTCTTGTCTTAACTGTTGTGTCGATTGAGCTTGAGCAGTTTCAGTATCTACTTTGGCTTGTTGAGCCATGCCTTCCATATTATTTTTATAGAACTCTAAGATACCTTGAGCTTGTTTATTATTTAAACCTAACTGATGTGCATTCTCAGCAAACTGCTTGATTGCATTATCATCAATAGGAACAACTTCTGATTTTGCATTTAAACTATATTTTTCTGCAGACTCAGGTCTACCTAGTTTATCATACACTTCATTCCATTGATCGTCTGTTGAGTTCTTGTTAGGTACAGCAACTTTATCTTTACCAATCATTTGTGTTGCATTGATATATGACTTTGCCAGTGCATCTATCTCTGTAAACTTTTCTATGTTTGGATCGTTTCTAAACTCTTCGGATATTGCTTCCTTCCAAGTTTTAGCTACGGGTTGTGTCTCTGTTGTTGGTGATACAGGTGTATCGGACTTAGCAACATTACTTGGTGTTGCGGTTGGTTCTGTAGTTGTTGTCGTTTCTACAGGCACAGTTTCCTGTGTTATCTGTTCTGATGACATATTTATTTTCCTTTTTCATTATCGTTTTGTAGCATTGCTTTTATAAATAGAAGGATGCTACGTTGTCCTTCCATGTATGCACTCTCATGACTATCACCTTTTACATTGGTAGTCGTATGATGGTGGCATCTCTTTTCTAAATCAGACATGACTTGTTTGCCTTCGTCTGTATTGAATATATAATTGTAGTTTTTCTTTAAACCCTCAACATATTTTTCAAAGTTTTGTTCTTTATCTTTTGCTTGACCCATTATTCTTCTTCAGCATTTGCAACGGCTCGTGCTTCTTCAGGTAAGGCTTTGGCTAGTGGAGCTATATCTCCTCCAGCTTTCGCTAACTGTTGAACTTGTTGCATCTGCATTTGCTCCTGTTGTTGTTGTTGTGCTTGTTGTCGTTCTGCATTAACTTGACTTTGTGATTTTAATATCTTCTGTGGCACACCCACTATATCAGCTAAGTGTTTAACAAGATTATCAAAATTAACATAATCAAATACAGGAGCTACATTAGCCATGCTTCCAAGAATTTCAATAGCTCTCATAATAGATTGTAACTCTGTGGATTTCTGTGCTTTAGCTAATGGTGAAACGTATTCAATTTCTATATCCTGACCAGATAAAAACTCTGGTGCTTCAGGTAATTGATTGTTTCTTAATAGAATATTAAATACTCTATCAATTAAAGGTTTTAATAATTCAGATTGTAATCTTCCTAATACAGGTCCTAGCAATCTCATCTTCTCTTCGTTTCTTTGGATAACTTCTGTTGCTGTCATTTGTGGACCTTGTTGTAACTGAAGTTGGTTTACATAGAATACTTCTCTAATAGCATTTCTTCTTTGCTCTTCCATGTTTAAACCTAA